AGCTGTCCGAGACATTACTTCTATCGCTACGTCCTTGGATGGGAGCCAGAAGAGCCTAACATTCATCTGGTCTTCGGTTCCGCCTGGCATGAGGCGATGGAAGTCCTCCTCCTCGAAGGTTACAATCTGGACGCAGTCACCAACGCGACGAATGCCTTCATGAAGTGCTTCCGAGAAGAGTTCCCTCCGGAAGGCGATATGATCTATGCGCCGAAGACTCCCGAGAATGCTCTTCGTGGTCTCCTCCAGTATTGCGAGCAGTATCGAGAGGATGACTTCGAGGTCCTCCACACTGAAGTCGCCGGAAGCGTGATGGTCAGTGAGACTCGCCAGCTTCACTTCAAAACTGACGCGATCATCCGCGACGAGGGCCAGATCTTCTCCCTCGAGCATAAGACTGGAAGGTACTACAACGCGAAGTGGGCGGATGGCTGGAGGCAAAAGATGCAAGTCGGTGTCTACACTCATGTCCTCTATTGCCTTTACGATCCGAAAGAAGTCTTCGGGATCAAGATCAATGGATTCTTCCCAAAGAATCCGCCGAAGCTGAAGAAGAACGGAGAACCTTACGCGAATCAGAATGATAGCGAGTTCCATCGAGTCCCAATCCGGCGGACCGTTCCAGCTATGAACGAATGGCTGACGATGACGAATAGCTATCTCGACGATCTCGAGGACGATTTCTCTGATCTTCTTGAAGATGGCCTTGAGGAAGAGGAAGTTATGACTTGCTTCCGAAAGAACACCGAAGCTTGCACAAACTACAGTGGTTGCCCGTTCCTCGACTATTGCGTTCTCTGGCCTAACCCTCTCCAACATCGAGATGCACCGCCGCTAGGCTTCCGTGAACGTCACTGGGATCCTCGCAGTAAGCAGGAAACTGCCAAGGAGGTAGTAAAGTTATGAGTACTTCAAGAAGCCTCGTAGTCTCAGCTGAAGCGGTCTCCATTTCGGATTCTCCGAAAGGTGGAATGATCGTGAAGATCACTAACCCAAGCACCACGGAACTCACCAAACTGATCCGTGATGCGGCCAGGCTCCTTCATTTTAGGTTGGAGCAAGAGAGAGGAGGAAAGAAAGAGGTATGAGAAATCCAGTATCTTGGACGGCGTTAATCCTCGCCATCCTCGCTATCGCTGTTCAGTTCTATCCTGAAGGAAAAGAGAAGGAAGAGCCGAAAGCTGTCCTAACTCTCGACGTGCGGAATGATAGCTTGGTCCTCGAAAGCAATCTTCCGCCAACGGAAGCTAGCCTTCCAATCATCAGAGCGTTTGAGAGCCAGAGCGGAAATGTCATCAATCGCGCTCGCGTCGTCATTGACTCGCTCTCTTTCGTCAATCTTCAGCTGAGCAAGATCGTCGCTACGCAGTCCCTTCATATTCAAGGATTGCAAGCGGAAGTTTCTCGGCTGGACTCACTTGCTGGAGAAGGAAGATGAAGGAATACACGACAGTTGATGTTGAGCGCGGCCTCGCCTTCCACGGTGGAGCTAGGTCTTCAATCTCGACTTGTCTCAACGATCTGTCGCGTGAAGGTTGGGAGGTAGTTGCTTGCCTCCCCTCCTTCAACGTTGACGGAACTATTATTCTTGAGAGAGAGAAGGCAGAAGACATACATCAAAAGAACGCTCGCGCAGCTTTCGAAGCGCACGAAGCAGAGAAGTACGATGGAGAGAGGCAGAACGGGGAGTACGCCACTCCTAACGTTGTTGATCTCGTGAACGAACTCACGGAAGAGGCAGACAGTGAGACCAGCTGGCTAGAAGAGAAAGAGAAGGAGGAAAGCAACGATGGCGAGGAATGAGCAGTTCCTGAAGGTTCAAGCTCGGGTTAAGAAAATCCGGGAGATGTATAAGGACAGCGCGTCGCAGTTCCAGAACTTCCTGATCTATGGTGATTACGGGACGGGGAAGACCACCCTTATCACCACCTGCCCGAAGCCGATCTTCATTGACTCCTTCGATTCCGGTGGGACTAAGACTCGCGCCCTCCAACCTCTCATTGAATCTGGCGATCTGATCGTCGAGAATAAGTGGGAGAAGGATTCCTGGAAGGAACCGTGGGCCTTCCGGGAGTGGGAGCAGGAGATGGCGGAGCGTGAACGTGAGGGCTTCTTCGACGCGATTGGAACCTATTGCCTGGACTCAATTACCAGCTGGACGGACTCAATGATGTTCAGGGTCCTGATGATAGGTGGAGATTCGAGGGGAAGCCGGAAAGGAAAGAAGCCGGAACTTCAGGATTATGGAATGGTTCAGATCACGGCCCTCGATTGGCTCGGAGTTATGATGGGATATAACTGTCACACTGTCATAACTGGCCATATTGGTATCGACAAGGATGAGGTCAGCGGAAGGATGGAGACGGGCCTCCTCCTCGCGAATCGCCTGGC